TTCCTTTGCCCTAAGTGTCACCAGTCAAGCATCCAGATAAGGCTTTAGGATGGTATCAAATCGGGTTTCTTTACCAATGGCAATCTTCTTTCGGTACTCACTTGGTTGCCTGAAATAATCCCGTTGAGCCATACGCATTTCGTAAGCAGCTTGCAACAATTCCAGTTGCTCTTTGGGGTATTCGTGCTTATTCATGGCTATTGAATATTATGTTATATAGAAGGTGTTGAAAGGTCTCGGTAAATACCATTTCTGCTACTTTAGGCTCCCATGACATGTAGTGTTTATGCAAGTCAGACCCGTCCATAATATCAAGTATGGATGTTTTATCGTCCAAATACAGAAAGTCAAATTCTGCGTGCATAACCGCTATATCTGCTAGGTGTATTAGTTTGTCTATCGCCTCGGTTCTTTCAATATTGAACCTCTTTTCCACTGCATCTTGTATAGGCTTAGCTATCTTTTCGTAATCGCCTAACAGCACCTTCAATGGCTTTATTACATCGCCTGTATAAGCCTCGTGTGCATCGTGTAGCAATACTGCCAGTAGCATAGAATTGAGTTCTTGCTTATTAAGGTTAGAATCCTTTAAGCATTTAAAGGCAAACTCCGTTGCCAATACTGAGTGCTGTGCCACAGAGTAGAACACTCTTGAATGACCACCCCAACGGCACTGCATGGCAAGGCTATGGGCAATATCCTCAATGCAGACAGTGTCCTCATCGGGGTTTAATAGGTTAAAAACTCTACCGAAATAGGTATTAAATTTTCCATCGTGAACCATCTCTACTGGATGTAATTGATTGTTTTTGTTTGACATATTTGTTTGTTTTAAAAGTTGTAAAAAATGCCCCTGTGTAGATACACCGGGGCTTAACCCACTACACAATAACTAGTTGTTTTCAGCGTCATCCGCTGCGCCTTCTTTTGTATCTTTTTCCTCTTCGTCCTTTTCCTTTTTAGGGAAAGACGCTTCGGATATACTCAATGGAAGAATGATTTTATTGCCTTTGTCATCTTTGCATATACACCTGATATATTCTTGGCTTGGCGTAGGCTTATAGGCATCCTGAATAATTTTAATGGCATCAATCAAAGTTGGGTCTCCAACATCTTCAGACAGCTTTTTGAGTTGTAAAACCCTGCTTGCCTTTAGATTACCCTTACTGTCCTTTGATAGCAGACGCAAAACAGTATTTACCAAGTTTTCACTGTTTTTATCTTTAGCCATTGTCTTCAAAAAGTCATTCACTTTACCAATACCTACCTCAACGGTATCGTCCCAGCCATCGTTGATGTTCCTGCCGATGGTAATGCTTACTAGTCCATCTGCGGATGAGAAGGTGTGGCTAAATTGGTCGGACTCTCTGTCGTACAGTTCCGATTTCATCTCTATTAATGCCCCCAATGTGTCAAAAACAAAATCCTTTGCTTCGCTTAGTTGCTCACTAAGTGTCTGTAGCATTGGGTAGCACGCACCGACCGATTGGTCAACCATCTTTTTGTAGGTTGCACGCTCTTTTTTTATGCGGTCGTTCTTTTCCTTTTCTTCCTGATCAAACTGCTTTTTCAAAGCACTCAATTGTTCAGGTGTCAATTGAGCGATGTCTATCACCGGTGCTTGTTCATTTGTGTTCATCTGTATCTATTTTATGGTTAAAAAATTGCTTGTTGTGTAGCATCCCTACTAGTTCCTCTTCTAGCTTTTCATCATTAAGCATATAGCATTTATATTGCTGGTAGGTAGGCTGTTGGTGATGCTGTATTTTGTTGGTTATGTACACCCAGTCGTCATACATCCACTTCCATCGCCACCACATCCAAAACCAGTTGTTACGGCATCCTTGTTCGGGTGGGCTGTCGGTTAGTAACGAAGCCATCGTATCGGCTCTGTCACCGAATATGAGGCTAAAAAGTAGGGCATATCTTTCGCCGTAAGTGAGCATCATTTCAGCCCATTCATCTTCGGTTACAATCTTGTGTATGTGTACAATCCTGTTATGGGCAAAGCGTAGGCTATCTGCCAAGTGTTGGGTGTGCGTGGTAATTTTTGTTTCGTTTGACATATTTGTAATTTTAAATTTTAAACCCCTAGTTGTGCTTTTCTTATTAACCTTTTCAAGCGGCGTAAGTCATGCGTAACTCGTATCGGAACATCCTTTCCTTCAATCTTTATTATCTTCCTAATTGGGGCGCACTCTTCAAAAAAGGAGGTGATGGTAGCTTTGTCTGCCACACCGTTTGCAGTGCATATCTTAGTTACGTCCCCAATGGTGTTACCCATTAGTTTGATGTATCTGCGCCCAAAGCGGCTGTCTATTTCATCAAAGCCTTTCTTCCTGTATTTCACACCCTTCTTTATCTCTTGTTCTAGGTGTTCAGAACCTGCTATTACTACGCCCAGTGTATCCTCACAGCGGTTGTATAGGGGTATAAATATGCGTTTGGCAGCATCCTTTAGTTTGTCAGCTTCGTCAATTATCAATAGCGGCTGTTGTAGGTTACGGCGTTGAAAAAAGTCTATCACCAACTCCAGCAGTTTGTTGGGTGTCTTGTAGCCACGAGCAATGTCGATGCCTAAATTGCCATTGTTCTTTTCGGCAATATCTTTTAATGGTGCAGATTTTCCAGAGCCAGCTATATCGCTAATGCCCATAAACAGGCTTTGGTTTTTAGCATCATTCACTAGTTTATTGATGCTTTTATAGTCGGATGTCTCTACTACTACCCACTCTTTTTTACCAGTGGCATAGTCGGGCTTCCACCCTAACTTCATGCCTACTTCCATCCAAGCAGCTTCGTTCTTGGTGGTATAAGTACCAGCCTTCATTTGGCTTATAACGCTCTCGCTTACATTGCAGAATGTTGCCACTGCTGAGTAAGTGCTTAATGCTTCCTTTTTCTCCTCAATCTTCGAGGCAATCGCTTGTTTGTGTTCCGTTGTTAACCTTGTCATTATGTAGTGTATTAGTGTACTTGTTTTAATTGGCAGCCAGATAGATGATGTCGCTTTCGTTGCAGTGTTTTGCCACCTCTTTAAATGCTTCTAGTAAGGTGTAATTCTCAAAAGTGAATGTCTGCCCAACCGTTGTTATCCTTATCAGTCCGTATCTTTTTGCCATACTTCTTTTTTGTCAATGTTTCCGTGCATGATGTCCATATCCCTCAATCCTTTCGAGTATCCAGCCTCGTATATATCGCTTACTATTTTGCGCAATTCAGGTTCAAACTCACACTTGCTTCCATCGAGCATATTGTTTATTTGCCGCTTCAATACCGATACTATCATCGTCACATGCGTACTTGTCGGCAACTCAATGGGTGTATTTGTTTCGCTATCCATTAGTATTGCTCAGTTATGTCGTAATTGCTCAAATCGGGGTTGTCTTCGTCCATCGTTCCAAATATGTGTGTCATAGTAGCGGCAGTTTCAGCCTCTCCATAAGTCTGCTTGTCCACGCCCTTTTCTAGTAAACTCATAATGTCGCAACCAACAGCCTTACGGGCTATTTCTTCTTGCTTTTGTTGCTGCAAGCTGATAAGTATTGCTTCGTCCTTTCCATAAGTTTTAAAGGCTTCCGGACCATAAGGAATAACGGTGGTAATCTCGTTGGCAACACCTAGGTACTTCTTTATGGGGCTGTCGCTCAGTTCATAAATGTGTATGCTGCCCATTGCTTCGGGGCTGTAGCTGATGAGTACCTGTGTGTTATCGTATTTGCTCACTACTGCATAGTCTTCACAACGATATTTGTAAACCACCTTATCAGCCTCAAAGTCAATCAAGCCCATATTGCTCATTTTTTCCTTACGCTTAAATCCGAACAGGAAGGCAAACTGATGTTGCTCAATAGTGATGGTATTGGGCTTTTCGCTTTCGGTGTGCATATCGGATGGGCTTAGGTCTATATCTGCATATTTGCGGCTATAGCTACTGTATTTGGTAGAGCGGTAAGCTTCAATAGTCTTTGCAGCTTCATCACAGGCAGTGTCCCAGTTCCAGCCATCCTTATTGGCTGTCTTACGCAATTCCTGTAAGTATTCCTGCGAGCGGTGTGCGTGTTTGTTGCGGCTCTTAATGCCTTCGCCATAATAATAGTTGCTGTCCTGCATGAAAACGGTCTGCAATGTGCCTATCCATCTTTCTATCTTAGCCTTGCCTTCTGCCTTATGTGTGATGGTCACCTTCACCCCACGGTTGCGTAAGTCTTCTAAGAAGGCTATGCCTTCTGGGGAATTGTGACCGGGGAAACGGTCGAACACCATTTCATAAGGAAGGTATTCAGCCTCTTCAACCGCCATCTTAATGGCTTGTATATACGTCCAGCGGTTCTCGCTAAGGTTAAAAGAGTAGCCCAATACATCGCCGCTGTAGGCATCACGTACCGCCACCAGTGTAAGGAAAGCTTCGCGAGATACCGTCATGTCGTTACCTTGAGTATCCTTCACTATCACGCTTTTCTTAAAGCCTAGCATGTTGATTCTAGTACCATCACACTGCCAGCAATCACCGGCAAATAGTGGGTTACCCATTGGTGTGTATCCTCTGTAAGCCTGTCCAAATTTGCCACTCACGCCAAAACGCTCCTCAGCAGTCATAAACTTCAAATGCGCTTCCTGCATCTGTGTGCCTATCCATCTATCCGATGGTTTGGGTTTGCCAAACATGGCACATGCCATGAATATCTTGCGGATAATGTGGCTATTGGTGAAGTTCTTACCATGCTTACGGTAAGTGTATATCCATTCGGCTATTTCAGTGTCATTGCTATGGGTGGCAGCGTTCTTATTTCCTGCACGTGGTAGCTTTATGATGTCTGTAACTGGCTTGTCTGTGATTTCGCAAATAAGCTTTTGTAAATTACGGTAATGGGTAGGTATGTATTTTACATCTAGCTTTTTGGCTATATCCGAAAGCATCCTAAAAAAGCTACCATCCTTTTTGCCCTTGCTGTTATCAATATACCAAACAATGCAACCCGTAACAAACGAAGCCGCTTTGGCTAAGTTTAGTTGTTGCTGTCTTGTGCAGTCACCATAGCAAGGAAGAAAACGCTCGTAATTTTCCTTTACAAAAGGTGTAAGGAAGGTTTCAAGTGGTGTTATGGCTTCCTTCTTAGCAGTCAGTTTTGCCAGTTCAATCAGTTCTTCCTTGCTTGGGAGGGATGAACGATAGTTAGTAGGTGCTTTATCGGGAATATTGTCGTAGCAATAGTAGAAAGTGCCATTCACTTTAGCCCAACGCCAGCTAATGCCTGTATCTGGAAGAAAGGTTTTATTGCGAAAACATGGCTGTACAGAAGATTTATATGCTGGCCTACCTTTTTTCCAAAGATAATTTTCACCAATTGACGGTATAGTACCTAATAGGTAATTGTCGCTAATCCATACAGTTGGATTGTCGCTGTCGCCTTTACGTACAATAATATCAGGTTGGATAATGCTCATTGATTAAGCTGCTTTAACTGATTGGTTAATATTCTTGATTAGTCTCTTTTTACCAGCTTTGTAAGTCTGATAAGCTTCTAATATCTTCTCATTTTTGCGCTTACCATTGGCAACCATCCTCACATAGCTTGCTGTTACATTGAAGATTTTAGCAATTGCCGTAGCAGCATCATCTTTAGTTTTTGTAATTACTTTTCCCATACTTTTACACTGTTGCGATTAAGGAAACAAAAGTATTCCAAAAATTCTACACTACAAAATAATAATTCCAAAAATTCTACATTATGGCTAAAAGCATAGAAAGAGTTTATGAATACATAGAAAAAGAGGGGCTTTCGATTAGGGAATTTGAAAAAAAGGCAGATATTGGCAATGGTTATTTGTCTAAAATAAAATCTTCAAATGGAGATTTGGGTAATAAAATGATTAATAAAATCATTTCAGCATATTCAGATTTGTCTTACGAGTGGCTCGCCTGTATCAATGACACCCCCATGTTGAAAAAAGATTCCAAAAATTCTACAAATATCAGCAAGCCTAAAAAGAGGGGTATTCCGCTTGTTTCGTCAGAAGCAGTTGCTGGCTTTGGTAATGATGTATTTGCGATAAACGATGAAGATGTATTGGCTAATTATGATGTTCCTGATTTTGTAGATGTAAGCTTTATGATAAGGGTAAAGGGCGATAGTATGGCTCCAAAGTTCTTTAGTGGAGATATTATCGCATGTAGAACTATAAAAAATCCTGCTTATATCCAATGGAACAAAGCGCATGTTATCGCAACTAAAGAGCAGGGGATTTTAGTAAAAAGAATACAAGAATCAACTAAAGAGGGACACTACTTGGCTGTCTCCGACAATACTGAATATAAGCCATTTAATTTGCCTGAAGAAGATGTTACTGGGCTTGCATTGGTGGTAGGCGTTATTAGACTTGAGTAATTTTACATTAAATAAAATACAACGACTATGTTATATGTTTATTCTACAGGAGCTATGATAGCTGCTTATTTCCTATTAAGAAGCGTAAATTGTTGGTATTGGAAAATTGATGAGCGTATGGAATTGCAAAGGGAAACCAATAGGCTACTCCAGCAGTTGATTAATAATACAAGTAAGCCAGCGGCTAAGGTTGAAAACATTTTTTTTACAAAGGAAAATCAAACAGACTTGAACAATCCAGACGATTTCAATGCACTATTGGAAAAGATGAGCAAATAAAAAAAGTCGCCCAATTGCTTGGACGGCTACCCTCTGAATTGCTCACCTTCAAAATGGGCTGGAAACTAAATAAATGCGTTATGAGTGTAGAAATTGCAATAAAAGAGTTTAATGCTATTGTAGCTAAAAAAAATGAAATAAGGGAAAGCTTTATCAAGCAACTTCTATTGATGTCGACAAGTCTTTTTGGGATTCTTGTTGCACTTCATAAGACAACTGCAAATGACAATTACAGTCGCATTTCATTCTCGGTTGCGCTTGACTTATTATTACTAGGTATCCTTTGTTTATCAGTTGGGCTATACGCTCAGGTGATTGATTACAAGAATCTTCAGATTCAGGCGTCGGAGAATATAGATCGACAACGCCACGGACTCCCTTCAGAAATAATGTGTTCAAACAAGTCCAAACGTTTTTTACTTGTTGAAAAAATAGGCTACATAGCCTTGCTATTAGCGATTGTATCGTTAGCAATTTATGCGATATTAATTTCATGATGTTTATTTTAAATGATTAATAAATACTCTTTAAAGGTGTTTTACTAGTTGTTTACCCTGCACTTCAATAGTTGCGCCGTCTATCTCTACCGTGTTGCCATTGCTAGCATCCTCCCAGATAGTGCTTTCGTAGCCATAGATAGTATATTGAACTACCCCCGTATCCACATCTTTGTCTTCAGTGCGCACTAGCCTACTCGTGTCTTCAGTATGCAAGTCGTCTAGTATGGCGTGTAGGATTGTTCCCTGCATCGTAGCCGACAGAGCCGCCTCGTGGTTGGTGAAAAAGTTGGCTGTTTCATCATGTAGTTCCGTCACAAAGTGAAAGTCAATCATCACCTTTCCTTCATATCGCTTACCCTGCTTTGTCCATCGTATATGCTTTTGTATAAATAGCGCCGGGGTTGCGAAGTATTCAAACTTCTCAGGCTCAACCGTCTGCCCACGGTAGAGGTCGATGGTTTGCACTGGCTGCAAGCCAGCAGCCGTAAACAAGGCTGCATTAGCCTCAAATACTTCGTAAATCTTCTTAACAAGTAGTAACATAAGTACTGTTTTAAATTTTAAGTTCTAAATTTTGAATTAACAACTTCCTTCCCTCTTTGCCTCCTTGCCTATCCCCTCTTTCCCTCCTTGCCTATCCCCTCTTTGCCTACCTATCCCTTTATTGCTCTTATCATCTCAGCAGTCAATACTCGTTCAATGCGTTTATCCAGGAGAGCCGAATTACCCATAAACTGACGCTTAGGAATCTTCTGATTGATAGTACGGTCATAAGCCTTTACCCTAACTGTACCAGTAACGATGGTCACTGTTTTAGTGCGCTCTTTTTGTGTCTTAACGCTATACACACCAGTCCCCCTTTTTTCCTTTCCATATCGTTTGCGGTCGTGCGCCCTTACATGCTGCTTTACAGTGCCACTAAATCCTTCATTGTTTGCCTTTGCGTAAGGAGCAGTAAGCCTTGTAGTACCTATGATGGCATAATCAGCCCCTACAAATAGCTTCTGTACATCACGCTTCAGTCGTCCAGTATCTACCAGTGTAGCCCTACCACCCCTGCCCGATTTTGCCCCTTTAGGGGTTGGGGTGTCTCGCCGCCGTTGCTTTCCCCACACATTCTTACTCCTAGGCTTAAAAGGCACACCGTTTACGTCCTGACCCAGCACAAACCGCTCCTTAAAGAAGTTAACAGCCGTTACAGCTGCGTAATTCATTAGTTTAGGGTATAGGGCAGAAAGCCTATTCACTATCGCAGTAAATTCAATTAAATCATCTCCTTCCATAGTAATCTATTTTTAGCTGCGTACCATGTTTAGAATAGTCCGTTGCAAAAATTCATTGAACCATTTTTCCAGTTCAGCAGGATTCATGGAGGATAGTTGAGCATTAGTAGAGTTGAACTTTTCAGCAAATACAATCTTATTGATAGTGATGTTACGCACATGCTCACCGCCCGTTATGCCGCTACCCTCACCACCTTTCTTTTTATCTTCTGGTTTGCCTCCATTGATTAGTTTAGGTTGCCCATCTTGCTTTGCATAATGGTTTGGCTCTTCTTTTTTAGCACGAGCAGGGTCTGCTTTCTCTTTGGCGGCGGCAGCTTTGCTTTCTGCCATCGAACTGTCATAACCTTTATTGAAAGTTCTTGAAAGTCCCCCATCCATGATAGAGCTAATAGCTTTTGCACTTTGTTTTGCGCCATCGGCAATCATGGTAGGGTCAAGTGTCAATGCACCCATGATTGTTTTACCTAACCCAATAAATACATCGGCAACTACTTTTGCTACTTCCCATATTCCTGACAGTACAGCCCTGAATTTTTCCGAGTGTTCATAGGCAAGATACAATGCGCCACCTAGTGCAATAACTGCCGCAACAATAATACCTATTGGATTAGCTAACCAAGCTGCATTGAGTGCTTCTTGGGCTGCTGTAAGAAAGAGTACAGTGGATGCGTATGCACCTGTAAGTATATTGGCTATTCCAAGTCCTACCGAAAAGGCGGTTACTGTAGTTGTTGAAAGTATGCCAATGGCTGTAAATAAACCCCAAGCTACTGTACCAGTACCTACAACGACAGCTAAGTCTTTAAAGAAATTAATTATAGTGCCATTGTTATCAATTATCCAACTAATAGCGGTGCTAAAGCCATTGAGTGCTATATCACCAAGGGCTAGCCACTTTACGGTGGCTTCGTTTACCAATCTATTCCATCCGTCCATTTTGGTTTTGCCATATTCCTCAGCCTTGTTAAATTCCCCTTGGCTATTAGTTACCGATTTAATCATTGGGTCTAGTGTCTCATAGTTTTTAACCATGATGCCCAAGGCGGTACTTGCTTCAACGTCAAGCCCTAGGCTGCTTAGTTTTGCCGCCCTTTGTTCGTCACTCATGCCAGCAAGCTTTGTTTTAAGGTTTTCCACAATCGGAGACATTCCTCTGAACTTACCGTGTAAGTCAAATAATTGAACTCCCATATCTGCAAAGTGCTTCTTTGTATCTACATCCCTGAATGACTTAAATACATTCTGCAATCCAGTGGAGGCGGCTTCCGCTTTCAATCCATTTGCAGTAAGGAATGCAAAAGCACCGGCGGTTTGCTCAAAGCTTGCACCTACTGCGTCCGCACCGGGTATAATCTTGGGTAGGTAGTTTGCAATGTCCACAAATTCCGCCTTGCCTTTATTTAAGGTAGCGAATAGCACATCTAATACCCTGTTGGCATCGGTTATGCCTGTACTATTCATCGTGTTGCTAAGGGCATCGGCAGTAGTTTTAACGTCCGTTCTACCTGCCTTAGCAGCCCGTAAAGTTGGGTCAACTGTATTCATGGCCACTTTCTCATTCATGCCAGAGGATAGAAGTATATTGTAAGCTTCAGGTGCTTTCATTACCGCATCCTTCACATTACTATGCGATGCAATGTCAATGAGTTGTTGTTTCACTAGTTGCAAAGCTTCTGGAGTCTTTGAGCCGTTACGTTTGCATGGGCTAGGGCTTCATCAAAATCAGCGGCAAAGCTTCCTGCCTTTACAAAGGCAGCACCAAATGTAGCGGCGGCAGCAGCGGCAGCCACATACGGATTTGTTGCAAGTTCTACTGCCCTGCCGAGACCAGGTACTTCATCCTTCATAGACTTGAATGCTTTTATGTGTTCTACTTCCAAGCTTCTTATATCGGCTTTCATGCCATCAATATTCTTTGCCAGAAGATAGAAGTATATTGTAAGCTTCAGGTGCTTTCATTACCGCATCCTTCACATTACTATGCGATGCAATGAAAGCACCTGAAG